AAACGCAAGGTGCAACATATTTTCTGCCGGCACTGATTTAACTCGCCCGTAAGTGCGGTTATTTTCCTGTGGATTGTCCATGTAAACCCGATAAGACACAGGACGACGCCAGGCGTTAATCTCTATACCTTGGATTACATTAGCTGTGTCAGATTGCCACATCGGCACAAAATCAGGCTCTAACGCCTCAAGACTAAATGCAATGTCAGTGCTATGATTTAGTCCAGCTACACTACCTCGCACAAGCTGGATAAATACCTCACCATCTCGTAACCAAGTGCGCAAAAGCATTCGCTCTAATTCTGGTCGAGTAAATTGTCCAGTAACCTCTGGGCGCACAGACCATTCCGCCCATTTTTTTCGGATTTGCTCTGCTAACTCCTCGTCAACATCACCAGTTAATTTAAGAGGTTGCGGCTCAATGTGGATACCGCGTGACCCAATAACCCGCTCCTCCATCTTGTCCAAAATGCCGATCACAATGTCGTGATTTTGATCTAATGCTCGAGCCTGCTCTCGCAAACTTACCGCACTTTGTTTTGTCGATACGTTTGCACCTTGGCTTTCACGTTTTGCTTTATGTGTACGATTTGGCATTGCTGCCTCATACGCATTCATCACATAGCGGTTTTTCGCTCGCTGTGCGCCCCATTTAGGCGAGATTGCAGCAATCGCTTTATCTACTATTCCCATTGTTTAAAATCTCGCATATTTGATTCTGTGGCGTTTAATGCGCTGTCTTGTTTCCGCTAACAACTCGTTGAGCATTTGTTGATAGCGGTCACGTTGCTTTGTCCATTCGGACACTTGGTAAGATACCGATCGCCCATTAAAGCTAACTTGACTTTGGGCGTTTTCGATTTTTTCATCAAGCTTTCGGATTTTTTCTTCGAGTTCGTCTCTGTCGTAGATAGCCATTTTTGCCCCAATAAAAAACCGCACTTTAAAAGTGCAGGCTAATTTAATAATGGTAGTTCGATTTGCAGTTTGTCTTCAAAGATTTTTAGTGTTGCTTCAAGCAATGGCTTTTTACCTTTCCATTCATTCAGCACTTTACCACAAACGCTTGCTAATTGTTTTTCAGCTTTATGCTCGCCCAAAGCTTGGTAATATTGCTCAAGCAATGTCATATTGCCAGATAACAATTGTTCTTGCATAAAGTTAAAGGCTTTAATGTAAGCGATCTTAATTGCCATTGCTTTTTTAGTTTTATATCCCATGACCAGCAACATAAATCCGTCTTTTGTCATCTCAAACATTGGGCGTTTTTCGCCTTTTTTATCAATGTATTCAACGAGCTCAAAATTGAGCCGGTTAAATTCTTCATCGCCAGTTTCAAAAATCTCACGCAAATCACGCAATACATTTTTATGTTGTTTACCAAAAACTTTAGCAACTATTTCTGACGTGGTAACTGTTTTTGAGTCTTTATTTTGTACAAACTGTTTAAAATTTTCTGGATTTGCTAATTGCATTTTCTGCCTCCAAATTTAGATAATAAAAAGCCCCAACTATCTCTAGTCAGGGCTTGAGTTATTACCGCAACATTCCCACCTTTTCACAGGCTCGGCATCTACCGATTTAAGGCTGTTTAGGAGTTAAAGCCAGCCGCTTTTTTTGCCACCACCATTTAGCCAATTACTTTTTGCCTTGGCTTTCGGTTGCGGTTTAACTTGTTCAATTTCTACCGCACTTTCCGCTTCTTCTGGCTCGGCTGTTTCTTTTCGGATCACGTTAGGGTTTACGCTTGGCAATTTCGCCCAGTAAGGGACGTTATCCTCATCACCCCACTTGATACGCTCATAGCCGCGTAAAATAGCGATTGCATGGGCGTAGCAAAATAAGTCAAATGCCTCATTGTTACCTTTACCAGGTTTTCGCCACTTGCCGTCTTGTCCTCGCTCCTCATAAGTCAACTCATCAAAAAACCACTCCCCAAGCCACGCTGGGAAATGGATATAATTGGCTCCAACAGTCTCACGACTTAATGCGTTACTAATGCGATCTTTGAGCTGATCTGTTTGGAGTAAATACAAAGGCACATCACCACGCGCTTTAGCATGACGATCTGACCGTGAGGTATTATCAGGATAGGTGCGCGTAATAAGTTTTTGACGCTTGGTGCTATCACCTTTAACGAGATAGACGCGTTTAGATAATCCATCGCGTTTGCATCTACGCCAGAACTTATAAGCGTTGTCTGTTACACCATCCTCACCACCGCTATCCACAGCCATTGCAAGGATTGGCATAAATCCACCATCTAGCCCCTCAATACGATATTGCTTATTGAGTACATCGCTAATAAGCAAATCCCAGTCCTCAGGGTAGGCGGACGGATCAATCGGGAGACTCTCTCCATCTGAATTGCTCCGCATTGATGATTTAATGTTGTATCGATCAATGAGCCATCGCTCGCTGTTTTCGCCATATCCCACGATTTGGACTACAAAGCGACGGTTCCGCCCACCCTGTACATCAACTGCTGCCAATAAAAAACGGCACCCATAAGGCACCGTTCTTTTTTCAGTTTCTTCTCGTCGCTCCATTAGTTCATCACTTTGGCGTTGTTCTAGTGCGGAGCGTGGTAAATAAGGCAATCCCCAGTCTGTATTAGTTACTGCCTTTAGCGTTTCTTCACTGCCTGTCATTTCAAATTCATGTTCAGCGGTGAGTAATTTATAAGTTAGTTGCGCCCATGTTTGATAAGCGGCCGCAGGGCCTTCTAGCCAAAATGACGCAATACGAGAGTTTCTACCATCGCCATGTATTACGCCATCTTTATCTATCGTTTGACCCTCTTTTAACCACTTGCCACCGATGTTTAATGCGCGTTTTCTGTCAGGCTCAATCAGAGTTTGACAGTGTGGGCATTGCAGACGGGCTTTTTCCGATGCTTTGACATAATCGGTATCATCACGATACCCGACCATGTTAGCCATTGATGGCTCAAACCAATCAGAGCAATGTGGACATTGCCAGTAAAAACGACGTCTATCTCCTCGGTTATACAGAGATAAAATGCCAGTTGTCGGAGGTGCCTCATGTGTTGATTTTGGGTGATGCTTTAGATCGACAATATCTTTACCTGGCGAACTCTCTACAAGTGTCATACCAGCACTCATAAATGTAGTCGTACGTTTGGACGCTAAACTAAAGCCATCGCCCTCACCATCCACATCATCTGGCCAGCGGTCGTAGTCAGTTAATGCAACGTATTTGTAGTCAGACGATGACAATACATTAATTGACGGCCAACCAATCTTTAACAGGTTACCCGCTCTAAAGTATTTATCGTGGACATTGTTATCATTTTTACGAGGGCTTAATCTTTTTGCAATCTCAGGCGAGCATCTAAAAGTGCGGTCTAAACGTTTACGACTATGTTCGCTGGCTTTCTCTTGTGTCAACTGCACAAGTAAAAAATCTGACGGATCGCAAACAATCGAGTAGGTTATCCACCCATCAATTAGACCAACCGTTTTACCTGTTCGAGCTGGACCAACAAAAATCACTGCATCATATTCGCGCGAATTCAAGCAATCCATCGGCTCTAAAATATATGCCGCAGTGTCTTTATCCCATTTAACAGAGTTTCCGCCACCAACAGGTACGCGCATATACTCAGCGACTGCCTCTGACACCCTCATTCGACGTGGAGGCTTAAGTAGATTTGCAATGTCTCGTCTAATATCTTTAGCTGATGCAAACATTACTGCTCCTCTGATTTGTCATCACCAGTCTGTATATGTGATGACATTTGCGATTTAACATCATCAATTACCTGTATTACACGGGTTAATTGTGACGGAGTTAATCCACAATCACGCTCTAAAATATCTGGCAAAGTATCAAGTGACTGCACTACTGCTTTTGCCAAAAAACTCATCTCTTGAGCAACTTCAAAAGCGGGTACTAGCTCTCCAGTGTCGCGCTCATATTTAAGTCTTTCGTTCTCCGCCTGCCAAAATGCCCGTCTCTCAACAGGTGACAAACTATCAACATCTGCCGTCATTTTTTCGGCAAGCCCGATTTTGATTAAATCGGATATTGCGTATAACTTTAATTTTGAGTTACTACCGATAGCAGGAGTAAGTCCTGCGACCCGTTGCGACACGGTCTGACGGTGCATTCCGACAAGTTCGGCAATCTGATTTATATTGAGTTTTAAATCGAATAAATTATCCATACCGAGACC